TGGAATATCTCATTTGCATCACCATCTAAACATATGGCAATTTCACCACCTTTGTTCGTGTTGTAACCAATTACACCATTCATACGCTTATACCCAGTGATAGGCTTAGGATCTCTCAACATGTGGAACTTTTTATTATCTGTATCCTCGAGATGTTCTCTGAAAATTTTATATTTTTCTTTCACCTCGATAAAGACTTTCGGTTCTTTGATACTATAAAGTATCCACAAATTTATGATGATCAATACAATGAACAGTATCATCTCTTATATACAAAGATAAATTTACTATACAATTCTGAGATTGGGTTCCCTGATAAACCCTCCCAAAGTTGTAACCTAAATCCCATCTCTTCTAAAGTCGTTATGAGACGATCTCTATAACATATTGGCTCGGGCTTCGGTCCTTCCGCGTAGAAAGGTGTGTCCACCAAATGCACAAATAATTTTTCACCATACTCCCCATACCCAGCTTTACTACTCATCAAAAAATAATTTCCAATCTCATCCCTGTATGGAGTTCTGAATACAATCTTTTCAGAGTCCGGGATGATACCTATTAACTTTCCACCAGGTTTCATTCGCTTTTTAATTTCTCGTAGGGAACTGAAAAAGAGGTCGCGGGTCTTGTAGATGTAGTGTAAAGAAAAATTAAAACACACCACATCAAACTTTCTATTTGGACACTGGTGTATGTCACCCTCGTAGAAGTTCACCCGCATGTGCATATTTTTTGCACGGGATCTGGCCTCCAATAGGGCCGATGGCTCTGGGTCACACATATTTATGTTGACACCACACTTGTGCCATTTTTGAAGGTCACCCCCAAAGCCACACCCAACATCCAAAATACAATACCCTTTATGTGCGACGGATTGTATTAAAGATCTTTTAGCGTCATTGTGGTTCCGGCGAATCTCTTCCATGGATAATATACACACTATACCTTTAAGGTAAAATGATTGATATTTTATCATTTTCAACTGTCGTACTTAGGTTCCAGTTAAATAAATAATAATATACATGTCCACTGCCAATCATAAATTTGTTTTTTTCCAAGTCTCCTGTATTCACCCCCACATCCAAAGTATTAAACACGTGATATCCTAAGTTCCTTGCAATGAGGAAGGCGTCGTTGAATACATCACCAACTAAGTAGAACCGGTAGATTTGTTTCACTATACCTTCTCCATCCACTCGGTCATATGGAATGTCATACAAAGATATGAAAGTATCACTCTCATCATTCACATAAGCGTGTGTTGGTAGAACCCATCGTTTGACATACTCCTTGGTGATAACTGGAGCAATTTTGAAATCCTTGGTATATTCTTTGAGAATGCGGGTAACTTTAGGCACATCTTTGGAAGTCATCTTTCTCCACGAATATTTACATGGACCGTGAACCTCGTAATATGTTTCTCTGGGGCGATTTGTTTCATAAAACCCCAACTTTATGAGCTTTTTGACGTCCAAAAATCTATGCCAATAATTTGCCTTCGTAATAGGTGTAGGTATCTTAGAAACTCCTGTATACATAGCTTGCCAAATTCCCATACTATTCGCACGTCTCCTAATTTCACTAATCAAAATAGGTGCAAGACCCAAAGATCTTTGAGAGGGATGAATACACAAAAAATTTATTTGAACCATTTTTACTTCCGTTCCATCAACCCTCACATCTAAAGGTGCACTTGAAATAATTCCTATAAGTTCCCCGTTGGTTTTTCTACGAATCGCGATGTGATCATTAATAGCCCACTTCAAAGTGTCCCTAGTGTAAGATAATCTGAAAGTGCCACTTGAAACGTAATAATTGGTCAAAAAGAGATGTATTTCGTCCAATGTACTCTGTGACCACATAAAATCATCGGGAAGTTCATGTGGGTTTACATTACATGTGCGTGTCGTTTCTATTTCACCGGAAGAACATCCATCTCTGGGTACTGGTTGAGTATCCCAAAAAGAATGCATCTGTTATTTAACTAATAGCTTAAAGTTTTAAGTTGATTCATTCATATAATGTCTCTTGAACAGGATTATACCACCGTTCCCGGACAAGTTTTTGCCTGCATTTCCATCGTTGGTCCGGAGTGTCCCCAGAAAACTGATAAGTTTGGTATCAAACTTCGAGGTGCCTTTGCGACCCGAGATGAAGCTGCGAACCACGCCAAGCGTCTCCAAAAAGAAGATGCCACGTTTGATATTTATGTTGTTGACATGTATAAGTGGCTCCTCATCCCACCAGACTCTTCAAAGATTGAAGATGTTCACTACACGAACGATAAGCTTGAAGAAATTATGACTGGTTACAAAGAAAATCAGTCTCACGCCGCTCGTATGTTCCAAGAGCGAAAGCAAGCGATGATGGACACAAAGGTGAATTACACACCCGGTGACGACAATTCTAAGTTTTACACCAAGCCAGATGAAGCACCTATTTCTCACCCCGCCGAAGTTCTCGAGCGACTCAAGAAGGAGAAACCAGATGCATCAATGGAAGATCTTGTTAAGGAAGCTGATGAGATCGTTGCGGCCGAAGTTGAAGAACGCCGCAAGCAGCGGGAAGCTGATGCATCCCTCGGTACAATTGAAGAAGACAAGACTGATGAAATCAAAGAGGAGGAAGCGTAATTATTTAAAAAATAAAAAAAAACTTGTTTTTTAAATTGAGTCACAATTTAAAAAACAAATATACAATTAATTAAAAAATGTTTAGGTGTATCTGAGAATGACTGGTTGCATCGTCTTTCCCATGAAGAATCCAAGTAAAAATACGGCAAACGCGATAATCCACGTCGATTTTTCAATCGTTGAAAAGAAATCCACCTTTTCCGGTTGTGGTGGCATCGTTGCATAATTTGTTTCTTGTGGTTGAAAATAATATTGTTCTCTTTCTTGGTCATCATGTGGAACATCTTCATTTTTATTATGAACGAGTTCATCAATATTAGGATTATAATCAATTGGATTTCCTATGTCAGTCTCCATTTATTAGTAGTATTTCATTTTTTTAAGCATCTTCTTCTTCACTATCACTATCTACAACAAAATCTTTGAGATTTCCATTCTCATCCATGTCGCTATCCTCATCTTCTGAACTGTAATCCTCTTCTTCATCTGTATCAATTTCAGAATCAAATTCGGAATCATGTTCCTCCACTGTATAGTCATCTTCTACTATATTTTCAGTTGGCTGAAACAATTCCGGCTTTTTTACTTTTCGTCCCGATCGAGTTACAAATGTGGCCATTTATGAATTAAACACGTTATTGTTTAAGTATCTTTTGGGAATAACTTTGAAACCACATTAGCAGTTAATTCGTAGCGTCTATCATTTTTTGTAGATTTGCATATTGGGCATTTTTGTGATAACTCTTTTCGTTTTTTTATGGTGTACGTCATTACAACATCATCTCCATGACTTCCATTGATTTTTTCACAAAAGTTTGAAGTTGTCAATACACTAAACATATTATTATGTTTTTGAACTTTACTTACGAGAGTACTTCCCTGATTTTTTAAATATTTTTGAATAAAATTCTGAATATCCGGAGCAACATCACCATGTTTAAATATCGGTTTTTCGATAAATTTTTTAATTTCTTTACACTTTAAAATTTCAGTTTTTTCTGGGTAAAAAAACTGTATCAACTTGGGTGAAAGTTCATGTTTTCGTCCACAGAAGTCTTTACAAAATCCATCTTTTCTCCCCATGATAGTTTCACATCTACAAAAACATTTTTGGAGAATGTAACGTCCACTCACAATAAACCAAACGTGATTTGAACCATGATTTCTTCTAAGATTTTCACAATATTTTGAATTTGTTGAAATGAGGTAAAGTTGTTTATGTTTAAAAATTTTAGTGACACTGGCATTTCCCTGACCCTCTAAATATTTCTGAATAAACTCTTCGACCACCACTTTCATTTCATTGTCATGGATTTCATCCTTTGTCTGATCTTTCGTAAAGGTTCCTTCTTTGATGACATTCGAAGGTGACTGAACTACGTGCGTTTGGGGTGCATCCGTTCGCACTGCGGACATTTTTAAAATTTCTAAATCTGGTTTCTGATCAATTTTTAGTATTCCACTTAGTGGACCGTGTTTATATATAAAAATGGGAAGATATGCCAATTGCGTTTCACCTTTTGATAGTTTATGTGACCAAATCATACGAAATCCACTTCCCTTTGTTCCTCTCTGTGCATCACCATAAACTGCACCATCCACAATTTCATTCCAGTCTATAGAAGGTTTAGCCTTTGAAAGAGCTATAAGAATATGATCTCTGAGAGCAATAGCAGAAACCTGGTCAACAACAAAACCCGACCAATTTAGATGTACACCCGTCTTGATCAGGAAACCGCATTTTTTGGGAGGTGATACGGAAATCAAACAATCTTTACCACCATGTCTTTTGACTTTATCACAAATAACTTTACATATGTCTTTGATTTCATCTAACTCCAAAGATGTGTCATCCTTGTAATCCAAGTCAACAAAAAAGTTATACGTAGGTGTCTTTTGTTCAACGAGAAACATTTTTTCACCAGTTCGTATAGCTTCTACATACTTTTCGTAAAACTCATTCAATCTATCAAATGGTACAGAGAGGACACCACCGTCCATTCGCACATGTGATATATTGGATGCGTTAGTAAACTTTTGTGAAATACACCAGTTTTTAAACATACCTTAGTAGAGATCTTATTCTCTAAACCATCTCATACACGAGACGTCTTCATATTCCTTTGTTTGTGAAAGTTCCTTTTTTATAGTTAAAAGTTCATACACCGTTTTGTCTTTATTTTCATTCTTCCAATTTTCGATTTCTTCCTGACATAGCCCCCTGTTCCTCGCCAATAAATTTTCGATTTGCATTATAATAAAAGATTTTGACTTCATTATTTTATAGAAAATGTTTTTCTATTCAAAGAAGTTATACAGGCATAGAACTGTGGATTCCTTAAAACATTGTCTACGATAAGTTTCCATCGCTTACGTGAATTAAACTCTTCTATCGTATCATAACTCATGTAATCGTTTTCATCGTGGGTCTTCTTTATAGGCTGATTCAATAATTTCCTGAGACTCGTCTTCTGCTTTTCTTCATAAAACTTCTTAATATGTAGTTGTTGTTCCGACCTGGTAAAATTTACAAAAAATATGAAAACATTGTATTCCAAGTCCACTGTGGAACTTTCTTTAACTGTAAATTTAAATTCTGTATACTCTCCGTTCTTTAGGGAAACAACACCCCTTGTTTCCTCTTCAAGTTCCCTGAGGGCACACCGAATAGGATTCGGAATCTCCCTCTTTCTACATCCACCCGTCACAAAAATCCAATCTTTGAATCGCCAATCCCTCACCGTGAGGAACCTTGGCTTATCGTCAGCAAAGCTAACCGGTATTGCAATCGCTTTGTATTTTTTCATTGCGCATTCGCAAGTTATAATAAGAGCACAAGTTTATTCTTCTACTTTTTCCCCCACTTCTTCTGTTTCCGTTTGTTCTTCAATTTTAACAGGTTCGGGTGCTGTATTGAGATGTTTTACAACTTGTTCGGAAAAATTTCTAAAGTTGTCAACATCTTCCTTCGTTTTACCAAGTTCTTTAAACATGAAGATGAGACCTACCAGACATACAATAATACCGACAATAAGCAAATTTTCACGTGTTACTGGAATCATTATACAATAGTAAAACACCTTTCTTTTAAGTAATTACACCCATCGAAGGTTTCCCTGAGGCTGGACACTCGTAGGGACTCTGAGCAAATTGGACGGCTTCGTAATGCGTAGGTTGACACGACTTCTCCGTAGAAGGTGTCGTTTGCCCAACAAACTTTTCGAGTCTCCTGGACTTTGGATCGTACGTCAATACAAAAACGATGGCGAGAAGGAATAAGATTTCCAAAAACATTGTTATTATTTAGTTAGAATATAAAAGTCCACCCATACCATTTTCTATGCGGAGTACGTTATAGTTGACCGCGTAAATGTCCTTGTCGCAGTTTGTAGTATCGTTGATGATACGAGCAGAGTCGAGGCGGGAGAAGTTGAGGGAGCCTGTGGGCTGGAGCTTCGAGGCATCTAGGCAGAAGGGGTAGAAGAAGAGCGTTTTGGCGGTGGACGAATCACCATTAGAGCTGTGGTAGTAGAGGGGCACTGTGGTGAAGTTGGGGTCCGCAAACTTGAAGTCCGCAACATCGGTGCCGTTGATTTGGAGCTTGAGCTTGTTCGCGTCCGACAAGATCGCGAGGTCGGACACATCCGCCGCGGCCAGGTACTTCACTGGGTGGTTGAAGTTCATCTCTTGGATCTTGGTGCCCGAGGAGATCGCCTTTTGGACCTGGGTCATGATCATGTTTTGGGGCTGCGCAGCGAAGACCTCCCGCTCTTGGGTATCGAGGTACGCGTAGTTCGTGTAAATGTCCCACTTGTCCGTAGCCGCCGCCGCACCCCAAGTGATGCGGAGCTCAACGTCGTGGTACTGGAGAGAAATGAGGGGGAGGGCCGACTGCCAGTTTTCGCAGAAGGCGAAGCGGAGGGGGTAGAAACGGGAGGCTCCCGCACCACCAAAGAGGTTGGCCGCAATGGACTTGGAGGAAGAAGTCGCCGAGAGAGTTGGTGCGATGAGGGTCGAGTAAGTCGAGTCCTGTTCGTCCACAACCTGACCACCGATGAGTAATTCAACCTTGGCAATCTTAGTACGCCACTGAGCAGCGGTGTACGCCTGGGTCGCAGAGCCATCGTTGGCGACGAGGTAGACATAACCAAGCATGTCACCCTTTCGCTCGAAGCGGACGGTGGACATACCATTGTTCGAGACGTTGCCCTGAATGACCTGACGCTCGACAGTTTGGGAGAAGTTGGTGTGACGCTTGTAGGTTGAACGGAAAAAACTGACCTCTGGTTGGCCAACGAGGTGGACATCCTGAGCACCGACGGCAACGAGTTGGGCAATACCACCGGACATTTTATATTATAGTGAGAGTTTATTTTTAAGCTGGAAAGTATTTCAAACTTTGTACTCAACCACAATGGTACGTACACCCCACGAAGGCTGCGATGTGCACCGCATTGGCCTCGTCTGTTTGGGTGCCATCAGATGTGAGGAATCTCACCTTGTAGCCGGGCTCCACCCCATCGGTGTCCTCCCATTGGATGTTGCCATTCTCATCCAAGAGGTTCTCGCCCCGACGAATCTCGTAGTAGGTCGTGATGGTCGTGTCGGAGTAGGTGTTCTGTTCCTCTGTGGCCAAGTTGGACCACTCACCCTCCGTGAGGACCACGTTCTCCCCGTTGATGTACTGAGTTTGGGTCTCGGAGGACCTATTGTAGGCCGAGAGGTTGCTCCACACCCCCTCCTCTACGGTGACCAAAGTCTCCACCTTCTTGGGGGCTTGGGTGGCCACATTGGACGCCGTGAAATCACAGTCCATGGTGATCTTGGCCACCGTGTAGTTATGGAGGACATCATCATCTTGTCGCTGCCCATAGCCCGCCACATTGGAGGTCGTCACGTAGTCCCCAGACTCTAGGGGTCCCCCAGTGTTTACAACCCATAGGGCACCCTCCCCTAGGGAGTTCACGATGGCGCGGTTGTCACCTAGGACCTTTGGGGTCTCTGAAATAAAACCACCCTTAGTCTCCGAGCGGGAGGTGCCCACCCCCTCTACGGAGGAGACCACCCCAAAGCAGCTCTTGTCTTGGGACACGTTGGAGAGTGCCACCACTGGGAGGGACTCGTCGATGGTGATCGCCTTGGAGCCCGTCTTGAGGCCG